GCCTTTGATGGGTCGTTGTAATCTGGTACACCCATTCTTACCTGAACGCTGTTACCATTTTCCTTAACATCGTAAGGCATAACACCGTTTTTGTATAATGGACTTTCAGTATTACCATAGTTATCAATTCTTTCCTGTGTACCTACACTACCGAAAACTGTAGCTTTCCATGGAGAAGTTGTTGGCCAAGTTTCGCCATCAACGATACCATATTTGCCATCTTCGCTAGTAGTAGCAACAGCATCTTCTCCGTTAGTAACTGCAACACCTGAAACAGTAGCGTCACTAGGAGATGTTTCAGAGCTTTCTACAGTAGTTTCGCCTGTAGCTACGTCTGCGTCTTGGGCATAAACTACATTAAATGATGTAACGAGCATCGTTGTAGCTAATGCCATAGCTAATAATCGCTTTTTCAAAAAAATTCCTCCTTTATATAAAGTTGACACCTTGGACTCGAGTGTCCCTACAAGATATAGAGCAAAAAAAACAGCCCTTTTCACTCAAATAAACCGTTGCACCTCAATTTATCTAGCCAAAAGCACTTTCTTTTGAACATACCCTCTTGTAGTCAATATCATTATATCGAAATTTCACCTAAAAAGCAATATTCAAACCCACTAAAAAGCACCAGTTTTTACAATCCAAATGTCTATTTACGCAAACTTTTTGATACATATTTACCATAATAACTTTTTATCACTAAATATAGGTGTGACCCCACTGTTTAAGCCTAAATGTTCTATATTTTACAATAAATTGATAATTTTTCTTCTTAATAATAAGTTTGTTATTGTTCAGCTTTTGTACAAAATGCACAAATTTCCTTTTTATCAAAAACTAACAACATTAGTTAGAATTTTAACTAAATTATAATTTTTCTTAAACATTAAAAAAGCCGACATACTCTATAGTATATCGACTTTCTATTTGGTTTACATTCCGTCAATTTTATTAAATTCTTCTACAATTTTGAAATCTTCGAATGTAAATTCCATTTCTTCATCTAAATATTCACCCTCAGCGTCAAATTTAGCAAGTATACCTCCGTCAATGTTACAATCAATAAGAATTACTGATTGTCTGCCTACATCACTTGAAGGGTCTTCATTTACCACCTGAATATCAAAGTATATATCCTGACCTGTATTTTTGTACTCCTTTAACAGCCTACGAAAAATACTTGTATTATAATGAAACTTGGCACTACCCTTGCCTACCCAACCTGTAGACCTATTACCTCTGCCTGTTTTTCCTAATATAGGCACCTGAATTTTTGTTTTCTCCACTTTTGCTGTCAAATTTATTGCCTGCATAAAGTTGTATCTGTTGTTTTCTATTGTAACGTAACACTCTGCCATTTTGGCACTTAATGTATCCCTTACATTCATTATTGCACTCATACCTTAACCTCCTTATTCCAATGTAACTTTCATATAAAGCTGTTCCATTGAGTTTACTGGGCATATCTTTTCATAAATAACAACACTGTTTTTGCTATCTCCCATTTCTACAGAAATAGCCTCCTCATCAAATTCATCCAATGCCCTTATATTCACAAGTTTTTCGTGATACTTTACTAAATCAGCCCAAAGAGAATTTCTGCCGGAAGTATCGTTAGGTACTTTACCCATATAATATTCTTCAAAAAGTACAGCCACATCAGTAGCTATCTGGTCACATATTCTTACTGTCTGATTATTCTGGAACATTTTGCCCTTTTCTGTAGTCACATTTACAAAAGAGTTAATGTCCTTTAAAACCCTCATTTTGTCCCCCACTCTGTGGAACACAAACTCACCTGACTTAATCTTGTTTTCAAGTTCACTTTGAGTATAAATGCTATCTATTTCAATTTCCCCGTCATATACCTTATTTGTAAGACTTTCATTTATCTCACAACCTGCAACTGCACCGGCTACCCAATAAGCCAGAAAATAATCTTCGTCAGACACTGCGTAAGGGTCAATATTTATTACACCCTCATAATCAGCAAAGTAGTTATGTATTACTGCCTGAAACTTCTTGCCTACAGTATCTCTCATTCTCTTTGTGTACTCTGCCACAAGTTGACTAATGCTTTCATTATCTGAAATTACAGCAAGAGCATTAAAACTGTAATTTTCAATACTTTCCAAAAACTTTTCTACTGTCTGCCCAGTTGTAGAACCGTTATTGCCACCTGTCATTGGCGTACTTGCTGTATTTGTAAGTGTTGCATTTCTTTTCCATACAACAAAGTTATTATCTTTTAATTCTGCCATAGTCTTTACCCTCTGAGTATCTACAACAGTTGTTCCTACATATACATATACATTTTTGTAACTGCTGTCATCAGGGTCTGTATAAACTGAAATTTTAATATCATTACCTCTTAAACCTGTATATCTAGCTTCTCCAAAAGCACAGCTTGCCTTTTTAGCATTATCACCGTTTATTCTGCCGGCATATATTTTACTGGCATTCTTAAATATATCCCTGATACCCATTAATTTGTAATCCAAAGCATCATAGCCAAACAACTTCATACTATTTCTGTAAAAGTCATCAGCCGTTACCTCAAATATTCCCGTAGGACCCCAATCAAAGCTATCCCCTAAGGCTACAACACCTCTTTCACCAAAAACCGTTGCACCTGTAGCTGTTGTTACAAAGTTAATATAAGCTCCGGGAATTGTCTTATTCTGTGTTACAAATGTTCCTCCTCCAAGTGCCATAAACTACACCTCCCTTTCCAAAAAGTCATTTATTGCTTCGTCTACTTCTTCAAGGGTGTATTCCTCATTTTCATCAAGTACTACACCAATAATATCAATGTATTTGCAATACTTCTTTGACTTTTTAATTTCTTCTACTGCAAATTTTTCTTCCATATATATACCTCCTATAAACTACCGTTTTTCTCCATATAGGCACAAAGCTGTGTATAGTTCATATCCTCTACATTGGGAATATTTTCATAACTGTCAGCCGGTACAACACCCTTAAATTCCTGTTTATTAAATAAGTATTCTGTTTCCTTATTACCCTTGAGATTATCCAGCTGTTCCTTAATGCCAGTCAATTTACCACTTTCATCAAACTTAATTTCTTCCATATTAAGTAAAGCCTTAACGGCCTTATTTGTTTTAACACTGTAGGAATTAAGCACGTTTTCGATTTCATAATTTAATTTAATATCTGCAATTTCCTTATCCTTTTCACCAATACTTTCATCAAGCATTTCCAAAATTTTATTGCAGTTTTCCTCATCAATTCCCATTTCTAAAAGTCTTTCTTTCAAATTACTTCCTCCTCTATTGTAAAATCATATTTATTCATAATCGGCTTTTCTTCATCATATATGAAGAAACAGTTATAACTTACTGTAAAGCAAATATTGTCATCATTCTTTTCCATTGTCATATTAGTACCCATAATAGGTCCGTCTTCCATTTCCAGTGTAGAAAGCAGCTGAAACAGTGCCATAACAACACTGTTACTATCCATTCTTCCACCATTTCCATAGTACCTTACCTCAAAGGTATTTTCAGATTTATACCTTTTTCCCAGATAAAGGCTGTTCTTTATTTCTGTACACTCTAGCTGAAAACAAGGTTCTTTAAACCCCTGAGGTACTTCGTCAGCAAAAATCTTGCAGTCAGGAAATTTCTTTCCCAACTGCTTACCCATTGTCTTTATAATTTCATTAACCACTACGTCCACTCCTTAACATATTCAGCTACAACTTCACAATGAGTTTGAAACTCTGCCGTAGCTCCGGTATTTTTAAGTTCCGTTGTTTTATTTTCACTTTTCACTACTATGTAACTACCCTCTTTTATGCTTATTTCCTTAGGAAAAAACATTTTTACAGTTGTTCCCTGTAATGAAACACCGTCTGAATTTTTCTCCTGTCCTGACTTTAGCTTGCCATTAAAAAGTCCTGTAGCATAGGATATTCTACAAGGCACATTACTATGTACTATCTGCCTTTTGTGCCTTGTAATACTATCTTCTGTGACCTCACTATATTCGTAAATGTCACAGTATAAATTCATAAGACTTTCAACAGCCTTTTTAGCCTTTACCAACGCATTTTTCTGTAGCATACTAATTCACTTTCCTTTTTAGTAAGTGTATTTATAAGGTTGTCAAAAAGCTGAGAGTGATTAATTCCTTCATTAAATGAAATGCTTACATCACCCTCCTGAATATTGGAAACAGCACTTTCCACATCAAAACCATCTAGCTCGCCCATAGAAGCCTTGGTTTGGAGGAAACTGCCACAGCATATATCTGTGGCAACATATTTTAATCCCTCCGGTACAGACTCTAAATTACAGTAATTCATAATATACTGTTCTGCTTCAATCATAGCCTGTTCCAATGTAAATTCATCATCTTCCTGAAGTTCATAGCCTAGTGACAAAAGTCTTAAAACAACATCATCATAATTTAACATTTACGCTCTGCCCTTTGAAATAATTCTGGCAATAGGAATAGCCTTGTGGTTAATATATTTTGGTTCTTCTGAACCGTCATTGACAAGCTCCCAGTTCTGACCGTCTGCAAGCTCCTTATTAGTAGGTGACAATGTTTTCTGATTTTTCTTTGTATAGCTGATACCAAATGGTGCAAAGCACTTTCTCTGTCTGACGTATAAAGTATCCTGACCACCTTTTACCATTGGATTTCTGTCCATTTCGTAAGGCACTTTAGCACCAATGTCCTCGTAGTCAAAAGCACCTTCACCTAAAATATATGTAGTGTAAATACTTTTGCCGTCTTTGCCTTCACTTACCGGCATAGAATCATCAATTAAAACAGCTCTGCCATTCCATGTAGCAAGAGTTAAATCCCTCTGAATACCATTTCTGTCGGTCTGCTTTAAATAAGCAAGAAGATTGAGATTTTCAAGGTTTGTTGCTACTTCTGAGTGCATAATAGCAATAGTAAAGGAGTTCTTGTTGTCCCCACCTGCTTTCTGAATAGCCTTGTTTAACGTAGCCGGCTCTACCATACCGTCATTTTCTGATGTAATGTCGTAGGTATGCTCATTTACAAACTTGAGATTTTCTTCTCCTGTCATATTGTAAATACCTGTTAAAATAGCAAGCAATGTATCTTGGTCCACATCGTCAAAGTATTCAGAAACCTGCTGTGCTACTGAATCCATAAAGCCACCACCGGCAGTAATATCCTCTGCAAAGTCACTTTCTACCCATGCCTTTGCTCTACCTACAACCACTACACCTCTTTCGTAAGAAGTTGTTGTATCTGCCATAATGTCTGTTTCGCCATCATAGTTAAGAGGTTCGCCGTCAAGTAAGCCATACATAGGTAATATTGCATAGGCTGTACCTGTCTGATTGCTGAAAGCATTTCTGATTTCACTATTTCCTCTTAAAGCCTTACTTCTAATAAGTTCGTTTTTGTTTAACTTCGGAATTCTTTCAATGTACGCACCAAAAGCCTCCGGATTAAATGTTTTACTATTAAATTTTGCCATAAATTTTTTCCTCCTTAATTATCAAACAAATTCTGTATTTTGATTTCCTGTTATTAATCTTGATTTTGATAAGCTGTCTTTAACGCTTATTTTTACAGGCATATTTCCCATATAGTTATTAGATAAACAATAGTTTCCACTTATAATACCTGCCGAATTTACACTTTTACAATTTATAACTGTTGCCGAATCGTTTTCCATTTTTGCAAAGCAACAATTTACTATTCTCATAAGAGCCGAACAGTTTTTAAAATAAATTGCATTTACACTTAATTTAGTATTCTGATACTGTTCAAACCAACAAGTGTCTATTACTACATTTTCACCTTGAATATACAACAAAGGTTCACTTGAATTACCCTTGCTGTCTGCGAATTTTAA